GATTGATTGATAATACATCTAATCCATTCCGGAAGAATCCAATCTCTTTTATAAATTGGACAGCCAATTATTAATTTCATTTTTCTTCAGTTTGTACTTTTTCTTCTTTTAGCTCAGCTTTTTTTGCTGCTGGTTTTTTTTCTTCTTCAACCTTTGGTTCTACAACTTCTTCGGTAACCGAATCATCTTCTGTTTCAATAAGAAGATCAAACGCTTCCATAAAAGTATCAATTATTTCTGTTAGAACCTTCAAAGCAAGTTGTTGCTGATTATTAGCAACTGCCTTCTTGAAACCTTGAACAGCGTCTTCTTCTAGCAAGAATTGCTTGCTAATCTCTGAATTAATTATTAAGCCCATCATCATCCTTTGGAATATTTGACATTAAGTCATCTGCGTCTATAACAGTATACTCTTTTTCCAAAAGATTTTCAACTACTGACAACCAAGATAAATCATCTGCTCTTCTAATGTTTGGAGATGTTCTTGTGCCTTGTTGGTTTGTTGGTCTAATAATATTCCCTGGTCCCTTTGTTTTGTTGGGCATGTTAGTAGACTTGGGCTGCTTTGGTGCCGCTATTTTTGTATTGCCACCGCTTGGTGAAGTTTTAGTTGTTGCACCCTGCTCAGGGGCTGTAGCAGCCTGGACATCGGCCTGGTGAGTTGCTATGTCCATTTGAATTCTTGCCTGTATAGCTCCAAATAATTCTGATTCATCAATTTCTGGATCAAGGCCTAATTCTTTTCTAGTTTCAGACAAAGAAATAATAGAGTTCGTATACTTCTGTATTACGTGAGTTTCTTTTTTAACTTGAGTATCTACGTCAATTTCATTAAACTTAAAGTAACAACGGTCTGATACATCACTCTCAATTGGGTTCTTAATTGGATCAAAACCACCCTCAAACAATAGTTCGTTAAAAATATTAACTCTAACAATTTCAGCAAATTGTTTTTGGTACTGTTTGATCTTGTCATAAAGAGCTACATCTAATCTGTCTGTTACTGATCTATTGCCACCGTTCATCATCATGCCAAGATGGTGAGGTGCTAGACCTAAGCCAACAGCAACTCTTTCCTTGAAGTGCTCAAGATACTTTGAGGCATCAAGTAGCTGATTGCCCGATGCAACAACATCAATGTCATGTCTAAACGGAAGTATCAAACCACCTTCGGTTCTAAGGTTTTCAATTTCTGCTGCAGCACGCGATATCTCTTCTGGCTCCGCTGGTTGTTCAGCTGTACCAATCTTGTATTTATACAGAGGAAACAATTCTCTGTGGACAAGATTTTGAATATCTTCTTCTAATTGTCTTAAGGCAATTACGTCATCTAAAACGTTTACTAGAAATGGCGTACCAAAAGCTCTGCCGGCTTTTTTGTCAAAATTTAAATGGATAACTCTATCTGCTGCCCAAACTGGCGTCTTAGCGGAAGGCGAATACGTTAAAGGATCAGTTCTTTGTTCATATGACTTAGGTCTGTTAAATTTATCTCTAAGAATTCTGACTTGTTCTGTTGGGATTAAATAATATCCTATTATGGTTTGCTCAGCTGAAACTGGAGTTAACTTATCTGGAAAATATTCGGAAATATCTCCTCTAGCTTTAACCACGAAACAGTTAGCGTACTTGAAAAGTTGATCGGAAACTTCTATCAAGAAATCCAAGAATGGTCTCTTCATGGTCATTTCTAAAAAGTCTATTCTTTGATATAGATAAGCTACTGCTTCAGGGTTTTCGCCAACTATCTTCCAATTTTCTTTCCAGAATAAATCTTTATATTTATTCATTGCTTGACGGATATACGAGTCGGTATCTACCGCCTGCATAATTCTGTCAAAGTCGTATGGCGATGGCTCAAATGTTGCTCTAGTATTATACCAGTAAACTGAACCATGGTAACCAAGGGCAAGCGATGCCACTCTCATGACCTTACCCAAAGTACCTACGTCTTCAGGCTCTATAGTTTTTGCTACAAAGTTACCACTGTTAAAGTCGTCTATCTGACGAAATGGTAAATAGTCTAATAGTGGCATTTAGGGCTCCCGTATAAATCTAATAGAATAGTACTTATTAGATTATATTTTTATAAGTTAGTTACCTTGCTCAAGGCCAGCTTTATTAAAAGCATTCTTAATAATAAGGTCTTTTACTGCCTCAAGCCAAAAAACGGTCTCAGCTTCAGCGAAATCGCTTCTATATGAAAGATTTTGCTCACTAATCTTAATCTCTACAGAAAAATCTTTTTTTTCTTCAGTTACTTCTGTTGGTTCTGTTGCGTCACTCATTTTAAATTTGTCCTTTTAATCGTTGAATAATATTTGTTTGTTGTTTAATTGTTGCTTCTTTTATAACTAATTCTGTCATTAAATTACTAAGCTTTTCTTGGAAAACAGCTATAATTAAATTAACGTCTAAATTAGAATCATTAATATCTGATTCAGGAATTCCCATTACACCAGTTTCTTGTTTGCTTATTTTAGACATCTGATAATTATACCACCATTTTACTTAAGACCCAAATTCTGTAGATCATGAATGCCTATGAAGTAAATATTCTTCATAAGAAAGCACTTTGTCGCCTACCGCATAGAGCATATATTTTTCCATTTCTATATCTACTCTTTTCTTTTCCATCTCAGCCCATTTTGATGCCCCATAAGTTTTTTGATTTTCTAGCCATTCTTTACTTCCATCATAATCGTAAATCATAAAATTTCTAACCATAAATTTATCTCCATTTTTAATGGTTTTTACACCATGATAATAAGGTGCACCAGAAGGGAAAACTAGAATATCGCCAGCTTTTGGTTTGTGATTAATCGAATCACCATTTATGTAAAAAGAAATATCACCACCATCATAATTGTCATTTATATAAGCTGTACATGTTAAGAAAAATTTTTGACCAGGAGTATCTTTTTCGCAAATAATATAATCGGTATGATACTGCATTGTTAAGTTATTTTTTATAGATTCAAGATTTCTACCATATTTACAAAAAGATGAATTTGTCAATCTAGTATTGTACGGCAGTTCGACGTTAAATCTTTTTATGTAATCTTTAGTTGCAATACTGGATGCTTCAGCTAATCTATCCACAAGGTACTTCTCGTCTTTGTGCATCTGCACATTTTCCTCAGCGGGACTAAAAGTCGTATATTTTTGACTAGAATATATACCAAAAACAGACCATTTATCCCAGGTATTTAAATAAAATTTACCTTGAGAATCATCTGAAGATTTTTTCATGGTTTCATGCAAAATATCAGAATCCGATAGCAACCCTCTATATAAAACAACTTTTGGATATATTTCAACAGAAAAAAAATTAATACCAGGCTTTTGTTGTTCTTGGTCGTTTATTTCAGACATTCTGCCAGTATATCATGAGTTTAGTCTAGACTCAAGTTCTTCTACTTTAGCTGATAACTCTTGAACTGCCTTAACTAAAAGTGGTATAAAATCCATTTCTTTCCACATTTTTGGTTTCCAAGCTGAAAAATCAAATGCTCCACCTGGTTGATCGTGTGGCAACGATGCGTCTGGAGATTCATAAACTGTTAGCAAGGGTTGATCTTCAGCCATTTCTTCAGCTATAAAACCATATGATTTATTAAATTCATTTATTGCTTTAGCTTCTTCTGTCCAAGGTTCTCCAGTCCAAGGATCAACTTTATCAAAGGCATCTATGTTCCAATTGAAAACTCTTGGTCTAACTGTCTTTAAGATATCTAATGCGTCTGGTATATTTTCTATATTGTACTTGTATTCTCTTTTTGAAGAAGGAGAACATAATGCCTCTACTGAACCTGCGCCATGGACTCTTGCATTTGTACTGCTTCCAGTAGAATTAAAAACTCCACTACATCTATATCTAAATCCTGCATCTATCTCAATATTAGTTGCCTGAATAAATCCACCTGTATCAACATATAGATCACCCAGGAGTATGGCAGATCCGCTTATGGTTCCACCAAATAAACGATCTGCGCTTAATGTTCCAGCGGTAATTAAATCGGCGTTTATTGTGCCTGTCGTTATTCTATCTCCGCTAATTATGGTAGTGCCATTATCTATCGAAACTTGTATTTCTCCAGCTGTTATTTTTGTTTCAGCTAATGCATATGCGGTGTCTGCATCCGATTGCGCAGCAGTTGCGGCATCTTGTGCGGATTGGATTAAAGATAATGTACTACCACCAGTAATGGTAACGTTACCCGTTATACTTAATGTTGAGCCATCCCAAGTTAATTTATCACCTAAAGAAAAGTTAGCTTGTCCACCAGAATTTTTACCAACAAAGAAAGCAGTGTTACCGCTAGCAAAAGTTCCGTTTCCGTAATACATTGTATTAGCAGATATTGTTAAGCCACCTATGAACCCATCTTCATATATCGTGACCCCAAATTCATCCACAAGATCTTGAGCTATATTGCCGACTTCTTCAGCGTCTACCACATCTGAGCCATCGCTAAGCTTCAATACACCTTGTACTGTCAATATGCTATTTGCCCATGTTAGCTTATTGCCCAAAGAAAACTTGTCAGTAGCATCAACATAGAATGCTGTATTCGCATCACTATAAAGACCTATGCCATCAACATTATTGGTTAAAAATATAGAAGCGTTTCCACTATTGTTTAAAGATGTCCTACCTGTT